ATCTGCAAATCAAACTAATAATGTTACTGTTAATACTACTGTTTTAAAACAAGGTATTACAAGTAAGCAAAAGGATTATTTGAGAAGTGAAAAACGTAATGTTACTCTTTCAAAATCAGCAGCATCTACTGCAACTACTGGTTTAACACAAAATAAATTCTATGGTCTTAGAGTTGAAGATAGAGAAATTTCTTTAAATGTTCCAGATGTTGCTAAAGTTATTGGTGTATACGAATCATTAAATACATCTGCTCCTATTTTAGATAAAATCTCTATTCCATCAGGATTTACTTTAACATCAAATGCATTGTTGGGTGAAGAGATTATAGGAACAGAAAGTGGAACAGTAGTTCAAATTACAAACATACCTGATGATACAAGTGTAGAATTTGCATATCTCAATAGTAATAAGTTTGAAGTTGGTGAAGTAATTAAATTTAGAGAGTCTGATATAACTACAACTATAGTTACAATTACCAATGGTTCATATCAAAATGTTACTAATGAATTTACTTTAGATAGAGGACATAGAGAAACTCATCATGATTATTCTAGGATTGTAAGAACTAGTACATCATATGTTCCAACTTATCAACTCTTAGTTGTGTATGATAAGTATCGTGTTCCTGCTAATGATAATGGTGATGTTTTCACAGTAAATTCTTATCCACAAGAAAGATATAGTGAAATTCCACAATTACCAGATGGAACAAGATTATCAGATGTTCTTGATTTTAGACCAAGAGTATCAGATTTCTCAGTTACTAATAAGTCTCCATTTGCATTTGGAAGTAGAGATTTTGGTGTTACTGGAAATAATCCATCTTTAATAGTTAAACCAAATGAATCTTCAATAATTGGTTTTGATCATTATCTACCAAGAATGGATAGACTTGTTCTAACAAAATCTGGTAAATTTACTGTAATAAAAGGAGAATCTTCATTAAATCCAAAATTCCCAGTGAATGTTGAAGATGCAATGGATATTGCAACTATAGAATATCCAGCATACTTATTTGATGTCAGAAATGCAAGAGTTGTGCATATTGACAATAGAAGATATACGATGAGGGATATTGGAAAAATTGAGGATAGAGTAGAGAATTTAGAGACTATAACATCACTTACAATGCTTGAATTGGATACTAAGTCCTTACAGGTTAAAGATGCTGATGGATTTGATAGGTTTAAAAGTGGTTTCTTTGTTGATGATTATCGTGATGATCAAAGATTTGAACAAAATTCAAATGCTAGTGTAGATCCTAGAACTAATGAGTTAATAACTCCTATTGATTTTGAAACAATTAAACCAGAACTTGCATTAGATCCAGCAGTTGATGTATCAACCGCAGATTTTTCGGCAGATCTTAATTTATTAGATCCTAATGTAAAGAAAACAGGAGACATATTGACTCTTAATTATACTGAAAAAGAGTGGATTAAACAACCATTAGCATCAATAGTTGAAAATGTTAATCCATTTAGTATGGTTGAATATAATGGTAATGTAAAACTTTCTCCAGCATCTGATAACTGGGTAAGAACTGTTTATATTGATGGTGGAGTTAGAAACGTTACTGCTGGAGTTTCTGGTAATAGTGTTACTTGGACAGGTCAAGGTGGATCTCAGCAAAGTGCTGGATGGACTTCATCTAGTGGAAGTGCAGGAGTCTTTGGTAATTTTGGAAATGGTAGTGGAGAATCATGGCAACCCGATGAGAATACCACATATGTTGGTGGTGCTGGATCTAGAACACTCGATACATTTATAGAAACTATATTAACTGGTAGTGCTGCTGATACTCATATACGTTCAAGGAACGTTACTTTTAATGCTCATGGACTAGCTCCATATACAAAATATCATTCATTCTTTGATGGTCAAAGTGGTTTAGATATTATTCCAAAATTGGTTCAGATTTCAATGAATTCTGGTGCATTTACTGCAGGTGAAACCGTTCATGGATATATTGGAGCAGAATTGTTATTTGTAGCAAGATTATGTTCTCCTAGTCATAAAGAAGGACCACTTACTGCACCTACAACAACTATGGGTAATAATCCATATGATAGAGGGATTATTTTATCTTTAGCATATTCTGCATCTGCTACAGTATTGAATATTGATCTCAATGGATTGCATGAAGAAGCAAGAGGAGAATTCTATGGTTATATCACAAAAGGAATGACCATATTAGGTACAACTTCTAATGCAGAAGCAACTGTTTCAGATATTAACTTAATAACAGACAATTGGGGTGATTTAGCAGGATCATTCTTTATCAGATGTCCTTTAATGAATCCAGCACCTCCAAAGAGATTTACAGTTGGAACTAAGACATTTAAATTAACTTCTAGTGATACTAATGCAGAACCACTACCTGGAAGTTTATTAATTCAATCATGTGAGACCACTTATAAGACCAGTGGTATAGTAGAAACATATAAACAGACAACAGTTGTTGTTAAAGACCCTCCTGCTCCCCCACCACCACCTCCAGCAGATGATGGAGATCCTTTAGCACAATCATTTACAGTTGATGAAACTGGTGCTTATTTAACTGGTGTGGATTTCTTCTTTGGAAATAAAGATCCTCAAGAAAAAATTGCATGTGAATTAAGAACAATGGAGTTGGGAACACCAACAAATATTATGGTTCAAGATTTTGCTAGAGTTGATTTGCATCCATCAGAAGTTAATACTTCTGCTGATGGTACAGTACCAACTAGATTCCAATTCCCATCACCAATTTATTTGGAACCAGAAAAGGAATATGCATTAGTTCTTAGAGCACCTACTACACTTCTTTATGAAGCATGGATTGCTCAAATGGGTGATAAAACCGTTGGAACATCAGATTTACCTGATGATGAAAATGTAATGGTTACTAAACAATATCTTGGTGGTAGTTTATTCAAATCACAGAATGGAACTATATGGACAGCAAGTCAATTCCAAGATCTTAAATTTACTCTCCATAAGGCACAATTCGTACCAAATGGAACTGCAACATTCTATAACCCAAATCTTAATTTATCTGAAGTTGGTCATACTGGATTAATTTACAATCCAATTAAAGTATTCCCAAGAAAATTAAAGGTTACTATTGATACTCCAATTACTAATGGTACTCTCCAGAGTACTTTAGATGTTCCTGGTGCTAAGATTTCAGATGGAACTGCAAATACAGATGCATTTGGTTATCTTGAAAGAGTTGGTGGTGCTGCTAACCAAGCAGCATTAGCAGTAACTAATGCAGGTACTGGATATGGTGCCAATGCTACACATTCTAATGTTCCTCTTTATACTATAACTGGTGATGGATCAGGTGCTACTGCAACAGTTGTTGTAGCTAGTGATGTAGTTAGTAGTGTAACTATAGGATTAAATCAAGGTGGGTCTGGATACTCTGTAGGTGATGTTGTTGGTGTTACTACAGCAGATATAGGACAAGGAAGTGGAGGTCAATTTACAATTTCTGCTATTCTCAATTATGATACAGTATATCTAACTGATTGTCAGGGTGAAACTTTTGATACGTCAGGTTCAGCAGACTTCTATGTAGATGGAACTGTATTTAATTCTGGTAATGATCATCATATTAATGCATGTACTCAGACTGGAGGTGTTCTCCATACAGGTAATATTGTTGAGATTATTAAACCTAATCATGCAATGCATGGTGCTAATAATTTAGTAACTCTTGAAAATATTCAACCAAATAGTGTTGCAACAACAGTAAGTGCAGAATTAGGAATTAATGAAACTGGATCAATTTCCATTGCAAATACATCCACATTTAATAATTTTGAAGGTATTAGTACTTCTCAAGGATATGCTAAGATTAATAATGAAATTATTTACTATACTTCAATTACTTCCGATGGAGGTGGTGGTGGAACTCTAGGTATAGGTACTAGAGGTGTTGATGGTACTCTAAGAAGAACACATCCTAATGGATCTGAAATATCTACTTATGAATTAAGTGGTGTATCTCTTAAGAGAATTAATAGATCTCATACTGCAGGTTCAATATTATCTGATCCTATGGAAACTGACAAATACTACTTATCAATTGATCGTGGTGGTGTTGTTGGAAGTTTGGCAAGACAATCTGGAGATACTCAAGTAAGTTTCACTGCTGAAAATGTTGGTAGTGGTTTAAATAACTTCTCATCTGCTAACGTTCAATTTAATACTATTGAACCTAGAATGAGTGTTATTACTCCTGGTTCTGGAACATTTATTAGATCTTCTATGAGAACGATATCAGCAACTAGTGCTGGTGGAAATGAAGTATCATTCCAAGATAATGGTTTTGAACCAGTTACTCTCAATCAATTAAATATCCTTCCAACTACAAGGATGATTGCTTCTAGAGTTAATGAGAATGAATATCTACCTAATTTCCCTGATAATAAATCATTTACTATGACTGTTGATTTAAGATCTGATGATCCTAATTTATCACCAGCAATTAATATTGAAAATGAGGTTCTTCTTTTAGGAAGAAGTAGATTAAATAGACCTATTTTAGATTATGTTACTGATGGTAGATCAAATGCACTTGATAATGATCCACATACATCAACTTATATTACTAAAAAAGTAGATCTACAAAATCCAGCATCTTCATTAAAAGTTATTGTTGGTGCTTATAGAGATGGATCTGCTGACTTTAGGGTTTTATATCAGTTGTTTAAGGCAGATTCTAGTGAAATTGAACCAGCATTTGAACTATTCCCTGGATATGATAATCTAAGAGATTTAGATGGTGATGGATATGGTGATCTTGTTGTTGATTCTTCTTTAAATAGTGGAAGACCAGACAAGATAGTACCTGGAAGTAATGATGGTGAATTTAAAGAATATCAATTTAGTATTGATGAATTAGATGCATTCACTGGTTTTAGAATTAAGATTGTAATGAGTGGAACAAATGAAGCAAAAGCACCAAGATTCAAAGATCTAAGATGTATTGCACTTGCGTAATATGTTAAGAGTTGATGGGCATAAGAATCTCTATAGAGACGATTCTTCTGGTGCTATAGTTAATACAGATACAGTCTCATATAAACAATATATGAGATTGAAAGAAAAGAAAAAAAATGAAAAACAAGAGATTGATCGTCTAAGAAGTGAATTAGATGAGATTAAATCCTTATTGAAAGAACTACAGCATAAATAATTAAAAATATAATTAACTGATGGCAGTATACGTAACTAATCTTGTTGTAAATGCTGGTGCTGATTTCAGTCAGAGTTTTACTTTAGAAGATGCTAATAGTAATTCAGCAAAGAATTTAACTGGGCATAGAGTTGATGCACAAATGAGGAAACATGCAGCTGCGGTTGGTGTTACCACATTTACAACTGCAATAGTAAATGTTGCTACAGGAGAGATTAAAGTAGGTCTTTCTACAGATCAAACTAGAGATCTAAAGCCTGGTAGGTATGTGTATGACGTAATGCTTACTGATAATACCGATTCTATGAGTAGAGTCGTTGAAGGTATGGTATTAGTTAGAGAGGGAGTCACTCGATGAGTGTTAAAGTAACAACAAAGGCAGCAAGTACTGTTCAGGTTCGTATAGGACAACAAAATGCTGTTAAAGTAGTATCTTCAAGTTTATCATCTTCTGGTAATCTTGCTAATATTAATGATATAGATGCTTCAAATAGAGAAAATTTAAGTATGTTGATGTATAATAATACAACAGGTAAGTATGAACATGTATCACCTTTTCATGTAGTAGATATGTCAGATAGCGTCCAAGATAGTGCTATGGATGGTGGAACTTTTTGATTAAGATCTTTATCGAATAAATATAATTAAAAGTAAAGAAATTACAACATGGCTTCTCCTGTAATTCAGTTTAAGAGAGGTGCTTTCGCTAGTTTGCCAGCGTTAAAGGCAGGGGAACCCGCTTTTACCAATGACAAATATGATTTATATATTGGATTAGATAATAACTCTTCAAACAACAAATTTTTCGGTTCTCACCGATATTGGTTGAAAGAAACCACTACTGCTGGTTCAGGATTGAACTTAGTTGAGGGAACAAACAACGGCACACATGCTATAACAGTACAATCACCTGCATCATTAGCAGCAGATTATTCATTAACTTTTCCTAATGCTCAGGGTGCAAATACTGGAATATTACAGAATAATGGTTCTGGAGTTTTAAGTTGGACTGTTGCACCGACATTTACTGGTGCCCTAACAATACAAGATACTACCGATTCTACTGATAAGGATACTGGTGCTATAATTTGTGAAGGTGGTGTTGGTATAGAAAAGAGTGTTCATGTTGGAGCAGCACTTTCTGTAACTGATAGATTGTTTGTCGGAGGGCAATCTGAGTTTATTGGTGTTGCTACTTTCCGTGGTGGTACTGTTAGACTTGGTGATTCTGCTACTGATGACATTTACGTTGGTGGTGAATTTAAATCTAATCTTGTCCCAGACGATGATGATACTTATGATCTAGGTACAAGCACACAGGAATGGAGAAATCTTTATATTGATGGTGTAGCACATCTTGATCAAATTAGTGGTGTTACTCATATATCTCATCCACATTCTGCAACTGCAACAACAATTACCGTTACTGTTGCAACTAAAACAGCAGCACACAGATATAATGGTTCTGGTTCTGGTAGTGGTTATTTCTTAGACGATGTTGAATCACCATTTATAAAATTAGTACCTGGACAAACATACAAATTTGATCAAGCAGCTGGTTCTAATAGTGGGCATCCTTTAAGATTCTATCTTGATTCTGGTAAGACTCATGCATATACTACTAACGTAACAACAAATGGTACTCCAGGTAGTGCTGGTGCATATACTCAAATTGTTGTAACTGACACAACACCTGATGTGTTGCACTATCAATGTAGTGCCCACGGCCTAATGGGTAATGCAGTAACTACTGATTCTAATGCTATTGATACACCACATGATGCTGCCTTCAAAGGAAGTGTTGATTTGGGTGATGCAACCTCAGATACAATTACTGCAACAGGTAGATTTGATAGTGATTTAGTTCCTTCTACAGACGGTGCTAGAGATTTAGGTGCTTCTGGATTAGAATGGAAGGATTTATTTATTGATGGTACAGCAAACATTGACGCATTAGTTGCTGATACTGCAATAGTTTCTGACTTAACTCAAAATTATGTTACATATGCTGGTGCTAATGGAGAATTACAAGATAATGCTAATTTACAATTTAATGGTACTACTCTAACTGCCCATACTCTTTCAGTTGGAAATAACGCCATTATAAATGGTAATTTGACTGTTCTGGGAACACAATCAATATTAAATACAGAAACGTTAAAGGTTGAAGACAGTCTTATTGAAGTTGGACTTGTTAATAGTGGTGGTTCTCTAGTTCCACCAGCTTCAGATGCCAACATTGACGTTGGTTTGATAATGCACTATTACAGTGGTTCTGCTAAGAAAGCTGCTGTATATTGGGATGATTCTGTATCAAGAGTTGTTGTTGGTTCGGATGTTTCCGAATCTACTAGTGTTCTAACTGCTGCTGCATATGCTGCATTAGAAGTTGGTTCATTATGGATTAAAGATGCTGCAGGTCAAACAGAGACTATTGGACATGATGGATCACAAAGAATTCTTCATAATATAACCATAGATGGTGGTTCGTTCTAACAACTAAATAATAACTTATAAATATAGGTGGGATAACTCCCACCTTTTTTTATATCTAACTATGAATGAACAAGATTATAAGAATTTGATCTTAGCATATCAAAACAAATCTTACGATTTATTTTCTCAAGTAGTTGCTTTAGAGGCAAAATTATCTACTTCAAATCAATTAGTAGAAGCATTGACTGCTAAAGTTAATGAATTAAAATCTGACTTAGAGAAAAAACCAAAAACACGAAAGAGCAGTACAAAACAACCTGAAATTGGGGAATTCTAATGATAGGACATAGTGTAAGTAGTAGAACTGGATTAAAAGATTATTGCCTTAGAAGATTGGGTGCTCCTATTTTGGAGATTAATGTTTCTGATGAACAGATAGAAGATGCTATTGATGATGGTATTCAATATTTTAATGAGAGGCATTTTGATGGTGTTGAAAGGATGTATCTCAAATATAAAATAACACAAGATGATATTGATAGAGGTTCTGCACAAGGTACTGATGGAGTTGGTATAGTAACTACTACAGCATTGGGAGTAAATACTGGAATTGGATCTATAACTAGTACTTGGTATGAAACTTCTAATTATCTACAAGTTCCAGAATCTGTTCTTGGTGTAGAAAAAATATTCAAATTTGATACTAGTTCAATTTCTGGTGGAATGTTTGCTATTAAGTATCAATTATTCTTAAATGATCTATATTATTTTAATTCGGTTGAATTATTACAATATGCAATGACCAAGAGTTATTTGGAAGATATTGATTTTCTATTAACTACTGATAAGCAAATAAGATTTAGTAAAAGACAAAATAGATTATTTTTAGATATTGATTGGGGTTCAGAAACTGCAGGTAATTGGTTAATTCTTGATTGCTATAGAGCATTAAATCCAGCAACATATGAAAATATATATAATGATCTTTTCTTAAAACAATGGGTGACTTCAACACTTAAAAAGCAGTGGGGTCAAAATTTAATTAAGTTTAAAGGCACCAAACTTCCTGGTGGAGTTGAACTTAATGGTAGAGAAATTTATGATGATGGAGTAAGAGAAATAGAAGAACTTAGAGCTAAGATGACCTCCGAATATGAACTTCCACCTTACGACTTTATTGGATAATGGCACTTAATCCATTCTTTTTACAAGGTTCTGCTTCAGAACAAAGATTAGTACAGGAACTCATTAATGAGCAACTGAGAACTTATGGTGTGGAAGTAACTTACATTCCAAGAAAAATTGTAAATAGGAGTACTATAATCGAAGAAGTAACTACATCAAAGTTTGATGATAATTACTTATTGGAAGCATATGTAGAAAACTTTGATGGGTATTCTGGTCAAGGTGATTTAATGACAAAGTTTGGTGTTAATATTAAAGATGAATTAACATTAACTGTATCAAAACAAAGATTTGAGGATTTTATTGTTCCTTTCTTAGAAGGTGAAAGTGATGCTGAGATTATATTAGCATCTAGACCTAGAGAAGGTGATTTAATATATTTCCCATTAGGACAAAGATTATTTGAAGTTAAGTTTGTTGAACATGAACAACCTTTTTATCAATTAGGAAAAAATTATACTTATCAACTTCAATGCGAATTATATGAATATGAAGGGGATGAAATTATTGATACTTCTATAGAAACAATTGATACTCTAATTGAAGATAAAGGTCCTATTACAGATCTTCAATTAATTTCTACTGCTGATCAAGCAAGAGCAACAACAACTATAGGAACAGGTGGTATTCAAAGAATATTCTTAAATAATGATGGTTATGGATTTACTAGTATTCCTACAATATCATTTACTGCGGCACCATCTGGTGGAACTACTGCAACTGCTGTCGGTATTTTAACAACTAGAAATAATATAACATCTATTAAAGAAATTTTAATAACAAATGCAGGTGGTGGATATACACAAGAACCACTAATAACAATCACTGGCGGTGGTGGAGCAGGGGCAGCTGCTACTTGTTCCTTAGTTCCATCTGGTAAGAAGGGTATTCAAACTATTGTTATGACTAATTTTGGTCTTGGATATTTAACTGCACCAAGTACAACTGTTACATTACCATCACTTACTCCAAATCATCCTGCATCTGTTACTGCAGTTATTAGAACTACTGCTGGTATTAGTACAGTTCCATATATTGGAATAAATTCTGCTGGTGCAGGATTCTTCTCACCACCAGTATTAACTGTTGGTACTGGATCCACTACTGGAATAGGAACCTTCTGGTTTAATGAAGAGGTAATTGGTGCTACATCTAATGTTGTTGCTAGAGTTAAGCGTTGGGATGAAGATACCCATGTATTACAAGTTGGTATTCAAACTGGTCAATTCTATCCAGGAGAACAAATTACTGGTCAGAAATCTGGTGCTGTATATAATATACAGGTTAGTGCAGCGAACACTACTACCGATAAATATAAAGAGAATGAAAACTTTGAGTTGGAAGCAGATCAAATTTTGGACTTCGCAGAATCTAATCCATTTGGTACATACTGATGTTAGGAACTTATTACTATCACGAAATTATTAGAAAAACTATTATAGGTTTTGGAACCCTTTTTAATAGTATCTACATTAGACATAAAGATTCTAATGGAACTACTTTCAGTGAAATGAAAGTTCCATTAGCATATGGTCCTACACAAAAATTCTTAGCAAGGTTGGAACAACAACCAGATCTTAATAAACCAGTTGCTATAACATTACCAAGAATGTCATTTGAAATGTCAGATATTTCATATGACGCAACTAGAAAGTCTGGTATTACTCAAACATTTAAAGCAGTTGATAATAGAGATGATAATATGAAAAAGGTTTATATGCCTGTCCCATATAACCTTGGTTTTGAACTTAGTATTATGTGTAAGTTAAATGATGATGCTTTACAAATTGTTGAGCAAATACTTCCATATTTTCAACCAGCATTCAATTTAACTGTAGATTTGGTAGAAGCAATAGGAGAAAAAAGAGATATACCAATTCAATTAAATAGTGTTTCTTTTCAGGATGATTATGAAGGAGATTTTGCTACAAGAAGAGCATTGATATATACATTACAATTCTCGGCAAAAACATATCTCTTTGGTCCTGTTGCAGAATCTTCAGAAGGACTTATCAAAAAAGTTATTATTGATACTGCTATGGATACTAATACTGTAACTGCTAAGAGAGAAATGAGATATACTGTAGAACCAGATCCAATTACTGCTCAACCAGGAGATGACTTTGGATTTAGTGAGACAACATCATTCTTTGGTGATGCTCAAGATTACAGTCCTACGAGACAAACTGATATCTAATGAATACCATGTCTAGTTATGATCCTATTGATGAAGCATTAAATACTACTAGTAGTATTGAAGTTAGTACAACACCTGAAGGTGGATGTGTTAGACGAAAAGATAATCTTACAAATGTCACTGATGATGTAGATAAAGATTATGAATACACTCGTGCCAACTTATATTCACTTATCGAAAAAGGACAAGAATCTCTTAATGGTATTATGGAACTTGCAGGTGAGAGTGCGAGTCCAAGAGCATATGAAGTCGCAGGTCAAATTATTAAGTCTGTTGCTGATACTACAGACAAATTAATGGAACTTCAGAAGAAAGTTAAAGAAATTGATGAGGATAAAGGAAAACCAACACAAGTTACTAATAACGCAGTTTTTGTAGGTTCTACTTCAGAACTTGCTAAGATGATTAAACAGGGACTTCCAAAAAATGACAAATAATACTCCTTGGGAAGATGATAGTATTAAAGTTGATGATGCTGATGGTAATTTGGCATTTGAAATAATAGATTTAGTAAAACCAGATAAATTAGTACCAACATATATAAAACCAGAAGAACACTCTGATTGGAGAACGGAGATTAGTTTTAATAAATAGTT